ATCTGATGCACCTGTAACAGTTACGCCAGATAAAGTTACATATCTTCCAACTTCTAGACCATGAGAGCCTTTATTAACTTGTAAAACATTTGAGCCATTAACAGTTGTTAATGTGCATCCTGTAATAGCTGTATCTAATGGTGTAATGTCAAAAAACTGTTCTCCGTAATATAAAAATAAACCTTGTGAAGTTCCAATAGCTGCATATCTTTCACCAGCTAAAGATGTCCAGGTGTGTTGAGCACGTGCTGCTCCAGGTAAAGTTTCACCTGCAATAGATAATTGATTCCAACCACCTATTTTTTCAGGTAATCCATATCTAAATCTAACAAAATCACCATCTACCCATTGAGATTCAGCTCCTGAATCTGTGACCATCTTGTTAAAACCAGGCTTGAAATTTAATTTTTGTAGCATATAGTGCTTTATATATTAGTTTTACAGAGAATGAAAGTCGCAAAATGATTAGTTTATTTAATAAAAATAACCCATTAGCAGAAGAAAAAAATTCTTTATTTATTACTTATCCAAGAACAGTAAATATTATATTTGGACATTATCCTTACCCTGATCTTATTCATAATTTTATGATGGATGTAAAAAATAATTTAAATCCAAAAATGGAAAATTATACAAACGTAAAAGGTGGAATGACGGATTGGAATTATTTTGTAAATAAATCTAATTTTATTAATTTTATGACTTTTCTTATTAATAAACATCAAACAACTCATGCTGACATATTTGAACATTTTTTAGAAAAAAATACTATTGAAAATGCTTGGGGCAATGAAATAAAAAAAGGAGATAGTTTAGATTATCATATTCACCCTTCTCTTCATGGAATCTTATATTTAACAAAAGGATGTGATTTAATACTTCCTGAATTAAATTTAAAAATAAATCCTGAACCAGGAGATTATTATATATTTCCACCTCACATACTACATGGATTTGATACATCTCAAGAAGAAAAAAACAGATATAGTTTAATATTCAATATTTCTCCACATAAACATTTTGACTATAAAAAAAAATTAAATGAAAGATAAAACAGTTAATATAGATAATTTTATAGGAATTTATGATAATTACATTCTTTCAGAGGAATGTGATAAAGCCATTAAATTATTTGAAGATCAAAATAAATTTAATAATACTATTAATAGAATAGGTTTTGAAAAAGCATCTGTTCTACAAAAACAAGATCAACAATACTTTGCAGCACCAAATAATATGAATGTATGGTGGGAAGAGTTAAAAACAATGATGTTAAATTTTGATTTAGCTTGGAATCATTATGTTAAAAATGTAGGAGCTGATGATGCTTATGGAGTTCCTTTTTATTTTACTTCTTTAAAAATTCAAAAAACCTTACCTACGGAAGGTTATCACGTTTGGCATATTGAACACGGTAAAGGATTTGATAATGAACCTAGAGCTTTTGTTTTTAGTATATACTTAAATGATGTTGAAGAGGGTGGAGAAACAGAATTTTTACATTTTTCAAAAAGAGTAAAACCAAAAAAAGGAAGAATAGTTATTTGGCCCGCTGGATTTCCATATCTACATAGAGGTAATCCTCCTTTATCTGGAGAAAAATATATTTTAACTTCTTGGATGATGTTAAGGTAAAATGGATCATACTGAATATATTGTTGAAATAAAAAAAGTCATAAAACCTGAATTAATAAAAAAAATAATTCCTTTCATAGATAATAGAGCTAATAAAAATTTAACAGTCGAAGAGGGTGTAAACACTAATATAAGAAACGTTAAAGGACACACTTTAAAATCTAATAATAAAACTGATATTTTTTATTTTAATTTAATAAAATTAGAAATTGAAAGACTTTACATGTTTTACAAAGTCAAATTTCCATTTGTAGATAGTAAAAAAATAAATCAAATAGATATACTTAAGTATCCACCTGGAGGAAAATACAATGTTCATACAGATGATTCGTGGAAATGGCCAAGACAAATTAGCGTTATTATTAACCTTAATAATGATTATGAAGGAGGTGATTTAGTTTTCACAGATCAACAGAAAAAAGAAATAAAAAGATTAAAATTAAATAAAGGATCTATCGTATTTTTTCCAAGTAATTTTATGTATCCACATGGTATATCACCGATTAAAAAAGGGACACGCTATAGTATAGTAGCGTGGCTTCATTAAATTACGTTTTTATAATATAAATTAATGTTAAATAAGGTTGTAAAACTGAAGTTGCATCACCAGAAAAGTTTGCACTCATGTTGTGAGAGTGACCTTGTCCAGATCCTGTGCTTGATAAATTACTATTAGCTATTCCTGATTGAGCAGATCCTAAAGCGTTATTACCACCTCCAGGTGTACCACCTCCAGATCCTAATCCATGAGAGTGAGAAGCAAGTTGAGCCGTAGATAATGTTGCATTGGCTGTAGAACCACCAACATTTCCAGTTGCGGTTACAGTGTTTGCGCCTCCAGTTGATCCTAAAGCTTTAGTACCAGATTTTGAAATACAACATTTATCTTGTAAATCTGGTAAACCAAAAGTACTTGAACCATCGCCTGAACCGTAAGTAGTTCCTGTTTCTGCAAATAAAGTTGCGTAAGTTGATCTTGAAACATTTGCACCATTACACTCTAAGAAACCTGTTGGAATAGAAGCAGCAGTCCAAGGCACTATAGTTGCAGTAGGAATTAATTCAATGCCTGTAAGATTTGCGGCGTTGAAATCGTATTTAGTTGCTTCGTAATTAGACACAGTTCATTTCTCCCTAAGTTTTTATAATATAAATTATTGTTAAATAAGGTTGTACAACAGACGTTGAATCACCTGTAAAAGTAGCACTCATGTTGTGAGAGTGACCTTGTCCAGAACCAGTGCTATTGCTAGAAGGAGATCTTTGTTGTTGACTAAATCTTTGCCAATATTGAGTAGACATGGAATCTGCCAGACCAAGTTGAAATCCACCATGAGAGTGAGAAGCAAGTTGCGCTGTTGATAAAGTTGCATTAGCTGTTGATCCACCAACATTTCCAGAGTTTGCAGTTGCGTTTGCACCTCCAGTTGATGCTAAAGCTTTAGTACCAGATTTTCCAAGTGCTACGTTGTCTTGTAAATTTGGTAAACCAAAAGTACTTGATCCATCTCCCGCACCGTAAGTAGTTCCTATTTCTGCAAATAAAGTTGCGTAAGTTGATCTTGAAACATTCGTACCATTACATTCTAAGTAACCTGTTGGCACTGAAGAAGAAGACCACGGTATAATAGTTGCCGTTGGAATTCCTACAAGTCCGGTGATATTACCACCGTCGTAATCATATCTTGTAGCTTCATAATTTGCCATTTATTCTCCTATGAGGAATAAGACGTAGGTCTTGCACCTAATCTAGTAATTTTTTCAGATTCAGTTTCACTCTCAGCATTATCTTCATCCCAATTAGATTGTAATTCAGATAAATGAGCTGCGTCCCATTTATCAATAAATTGAGTTTTAAAATCTCCTAAGTTAGCTGCCGTCCATGAAGTATGAGCTGTATTATCTCTATATTCTACACTATCACTATAATCTTCATTACCTGAAACATATTGAATTGCCCAAATATTTGACCATTTAGAATCGTTCCAAAAAGAATCATTGTTGATTTTGTGCCCTACACCTTCATTAGCACCTTCTGAGTAATTTTTAATAATTATTTTATCATCAAATACTACTGTCCAATTTGCGTTAGTTGCCATTTTTTCTCCTTTAAGTTTTTATAATATAAATTATTGTTAAATAAGGTTGTATAACAGATGTTGCATCTCCTGTAAAGGTCGCAGACATATTATGTGAATGACCTTGTCCAGATCCTGTACTTTGTGTGTTAACATTAATTTGCTGTGTTTGAGCTCCTTTAACGTTATTATTTCCAGTAAAACGCGCACCTGTAACTCCATGACTATGAGAAGCAAGTTGCGCTGTTGATAAAGTTGCATTGGCTGTAGAGCCTGCTACGTTTCCAGTTGAGGCTACAGTGTTTGCTCCACCAGTTGACGCTAAAGATTTAGTACCAGATTTTCCAACAGGTATATTATCTTGTAAATTTGGTAGACCAAAAGTGCTTGAACCATCACCTGCGCCGTAAGTTGTACCTATTACTGCAAATAAATCAGAATAAGTTGATCTTGAAACATTTGCACCATTACATTCTAAAAATCCAGACGGTACTGACGAAGAAGACCATGGCATAATAGTTGCCGTTGCAATTCCTTGAACACCTGAAAGGCTAGCTCCATCAAAATCGTATTTTGTGGCCTCGTAATTAGACATTTATTATTTCTCCCTATATGTCCAGCCAGTAGTAGCGTCTCCCGAATAAACTAAACTAAAGCCAGCACCTTGTGTATTAACAACTAAATCCGCAGCTGCATTAGCTATATTTGAACTATTTCTACCAACAGTCAATGCGTTAGTATTAAAATCATATCCTTGATCTATAAATGAAACTTCATCACCTGCACTTGGAGAAGCTGGTAATGTTACTGTAACTGCTCCACTATTTGTATTTACTAAAAGTTGAGCTCCAGCTTGAACTGTTTCTGCTGCTGAAACTGCTCTCCATTTTCTAAGTTCACCTGCTTTTACAACATTAGTTCCATCA